TTACATCAGCATTGTCGATATTGGAATTATGCGGATAATGTCACCATTTTTGGCTTTAATGCCAACAGAAAGTTGTTTGTAACGCAATCCATCATCCACTAAAACAGCTTCGATGATCACATAGTCCGCAGTTTCAACCAAATCTTTGGTATCTTCCACAATCATTTTTCATTCCTCCTTTGTTTTTTGTTATACTACAAAGGAAGATGTGTTGTCAAGCGTTTTTCATTGAACTTGGTAAAAATTGCAACTTACTCACTTGCCTCTATTTTTAGCCCAGTAAAGTTCATAGCTTCAAAAATCCTGTTAATATGCTCGAAAGCTATGTCCTGTATTTCATCAAGGCAATGATCAAGAATATAATCTCTTAGCTCTTTTGTATCCTCCGGATGCATATTACATTCATAAATAAATTCCGCAGTTGCGCTTACGATTTTTTCAGCGTCCTTCTTATCCTTTTCATACACAGACGCATTAAAAGCCAGCAGTAGAGTATCATCATCCCCATTCAATGGGAATTTGGGTGAAACAAAGCACTCTATTGCCAATTCTTCTTTTCCATCCTTAATCAACTTAGTATCAACTGCAATTTGACTTATTTTGTATGCTTGCAATTTCAAATTATAGTTCATTGATTTACCCCTCCGCTCGTAATTAGATTTCTATTTATGCCATAAGAAAATCCATCTTCGCCTGATTTATAGGCATCTTTATCAATGGAAAATTGTGGAGCATGCTCTGTCCGAGACAGCCTTGATGGGACAAGAAAAACAACCATTGGATCAGTCGTTTTTTTCAATGAGGCTCGCAATGCCTCATTCACATACGCATTTAATGTCATATCGCGTTTGGTTGCTGCCGCCCATATATCCCTGTGCAATTCCGGACTTACTCTTACATTGAATGAGCCGCTAAAGCTTTTGTTTGGATCTTTGCCCTCCTCTTCGCAAAATTCCAAATAATCGTCCACCGCCTCTTTGAAAGCTTGTTCCACCTCGCCTGCGTTTTCGCACTCAAATGTGACTAAATCACGAATGCCCTCTATTTTGCCGAAAAGGATTTGGTCTTCTTGGCTATATTCCACATTCGTAAAATACCCTTTGTACTGAATAACATTGCTCATTTAATATCACCATTCCTTTCCATAGCAGCAATTATGCTTCTAATCGCAGCTTTTCTAACATACGCATCGGATCCATGAGGTTTGTGAAGAAATATTGTCGTTTTTTCTACATCATCCCTCTTTATAAATCCTACTCGAGAACCAGATGTTTTCCCTTTATTATTCTCACTATAACCGTAATGTTTCATGATTTTTCTTAATTCCTCATAGGTAAAATCACTTGGAACTAACAAAAACCGTTCCCAGAGCTTTTCAAACTGGCTCAATCTTTCCCACCTCTTTGCAACTAATTTGCAGTTGCATTCTATCATAAGAGTATGTGAAATTCAATAAAAACATGAATTTTTTTATCTTTTTGTCATATTTTTTGATAAAAAACAAAAGAAGCCCACCGATTACTCGGTGGGCTTTCTGCTTTACTTGATGAATTTACGGTCAATATCCTTTTCCCATACACACAGCCAGCCGGAGGGGCAGCGCGCCCACAGGTTGCCGGTGGAGAGCAGCTTTGTCTCCAGCACGGTGATGGTGGTGCCTGCCCGGAACATAGCGTCTGCTTTCGACTTGCTGCTGGTTGCGTGTCGCCGGCCGTCCGTGGTCAGATCCTTGACCTTCTTGCGTCCGGCAGCAGCACCTGCGCCCTTGTAAATTCCCCGCACTGCGGTGGTGATGTATGTACCCGGCTTAACCGTCGGTGCCTTGGGCGCCGCCTTTTTGTAGTTGACATCGCTTTCCGCATACACCGCCTTGCCGCCTTTGGCGTTGGTGAACAGCCAAATGCCGCTCAAATCAGAGGCAAGCGCCGCAGGCTGCACATACACCTCCCGGCCATTCTTGACCTTTGTGTACTTCCGGCGGTTGGTCGTCAAGGTAAACTTACCGTCGTACCAGTAGGGATCCAGCACGATCAGGTTACCGCTCTTGTCCAGTCCGCCCACATACACATAGTGGCCGCCGTTGGAGAACAGCTGTTTGCCGCCACCACTGACGCACACTATAGCTTTGCCACCGGCTTTCAGGTGGTTCTTCAGGTCAGCAACGGTCTTTGCCCGCTTGCTTACGATGGAGTAATGCTTCTCCAGGTACACTGCCACCGTGTCCATATCGGTGCCATCTGCGGACCGTGCGCCCATCAGTAGGCACTTCTGTGTCCAGGCTGCCGTATCCAAGCCGGTAAAGCCGAAGTTATGGAGCACCATAAGGCTTGCGCATACCCCGCAGCCGCTGGTGTAAATGCAGCCGGAGGTTCCATACTTGTACGGATGGGGCTTACTTGGATAGCGAATGCTTTTACATTTTTCGGTTGTCTGCCGGCAGTAATACAGCTTACTCATGGTGTACAGCCTCGCTCTCTGCTGTCTCCGTCCGTTCCAGCGCCAGCGTCTCATCTGCTTTCAAAGCAGCTTTTGTAAAGCTGTTGTTCTTCCACCATGCGGCCAGGGAAGCCACCACGGCTACCACTGTTGACACAGTGGTGTAGACTTCATCATCGCTGAACGGAAGCGGGTTCTTGCCAAAGGCATTCAAGAGTACATTCAGCAGCGATACCGCCAGCACAGCGGTTCTCGCAATGGTTCCTGCGTTTACTTTCATAGTTAATCCTCCTTTTGTGGCTCCTCCGGGAGCGCAATAATCTCATTATAAAATCTGGTCATCATACCATTGCCGCCCAGGGCGTGGTATGCGTCATACACCTTGACCATGGCTTCCTTGGCGTACAGGGGGCAGTAGCCCCGCTCTGTGTGCTTGTCGTGCTGCCGTATGATCTCGGCGCGCAAAATGGACTGCAAGCCGTTTTCGATGGCTATGTACCGGGCTGTGGTGACTTCGTCAATTGCTTTTTTGCTCTTTTTTCTTGCAATCAATGAAGCAATCACAGCGGACACGGCGCTGCCCACCACCGTTGACACGGCAGCGGTCAGGGCGGCCGTGACGAATGCGCTATACATCGGTCTCACCCCCTTGCAGGGCGTTGATCTCTGCCCGGTATGCTGCCCGCTGCTTGCGGATCGGCGCATATTCATCCTCAGACAAAGCGCCGTCCGTGTACTTCAGACAGAGGTAATCCGTCTCCGCCAACTCGGACTTTAAAAACGCAATGCGGCTTTCTGTTTCAATGCTCATTTTGCCACCCCCAGTATTTCAACTTGTGTGCCGCTGCCAATCGTCTTGCCGTTCGTTGGAAACGACAGGGCTTTGATCGCACCATGGTTTTCCACATCTCTCATAATGTTGAAGGTGATCCCGCTTGCGTTCCATATTGCGTTCCCTGCCAGGACATTGGTCGCGTTGAAGTTACTGGATATGTTCGTCTTATTCGTTTGCACGCGCACCATGTTGCCGGTGATATCAACTTCCGCCACCGCAAGAGAGCCTTTCGCCGCGTCCGTCTCATACCGGAACACATTCGGCAGGAAGCACTTGGAGGTGTAGGAATTCAGATACACAGTGGTATCACCGGCCGCTGAATTAGAAGCACTGCCCGCCACCGCCATGCGCAGTCTGATCTTGCGGCAGGGATTGGCAAGGTCCCACTGCTGGTTGGCCGTGGTGTCTTCATCGAATGTTTTTGTGAACACGATCTCCCAGGTTTCAACACCAGATGCGCCGGGTTCACCGGGATCCCCCTTATCTCCCTTGTCGCCTTTGGCACCATCATTACCGTTCACGCCGTCTTTGCCTGCGGCACCTGTATCGCCCTTGGGGCCTACGACCTCACCCAGAAGTACAGTCGTACCGTCTGTGTAAGTGATCTGTAGCTCTCCGGCTTCTGTGATTTGTGCATCGGTGATACCAATGCCATCCGCACCGGCAGGTCCTTGTGCACCGGTGTCGCCCTTTACGCCCTTTGCACCACGCGGTCCCTTAACATTACCCAAGTTATCCTCTTCGCCGTCAGAATACTCCAGTTGCAGCTCTCCATTGTCATTCACCCACGCGGTATTGATACCGCGACCGTCCGTACCATCTTTACCGGGCGCACCATCTGCGCCTGGCGCTCCGTCTTTGCCGTCCGTGCCAGGAACACCCTGTGGGCCCACTGCACCATCTTTTCCCGGTTCGCCCTGCGGTCCTCGCTCTCCATCTTTACCAGAAGCGCCCTGGGGACCCGTGTCACCCTTTGGGCCTTTAATGTTCACCGGTTCCGGGTTGTCCTTCCCGCCGTCATTGGTCCAGCTGATCTCGCCCGCTACGGACACGCTGGGCGTATAAGTGGTGCCATTCACACCCTTACCAATATCCTTGAGCAGTGCCTGCACCTTGGCGTAATAAGACTCCAACTCCGTTGGATCCGGTGCGTCCGTCTCCACAGCTGCCGGGTCATAAGAACCAGGGCGCACATAAAACACGCACGGCTCCGGGCTTATACGCTGCACCAACTGCTCGCCATCCACGGCATAGCCGTAAACGCCCAGGCGGCACATTCCCTCTTGCAGCGGCGGGGCGAAACACTGTCCATCCACCACAGTGGCAAACTGGCCATTCATGCACACCCGCACGACCAGATCGGCGTATGCCGGATCCAGCTCTACCACACAGCGGATCTGATTGACATTCTCAGCTGTCACCGGGTCTTTGTTTTGTAAGATCACCGCCTGCTGGGTGACCTTAATATTTAATGTCTGCATAAAATCCTCCTTTTTGACATAAAAAAACAGCGTGCCTAAGCCGCCGTTTGCAGTTGACTGCAATTTGTATTTTACATGGGAATCACCTCCTGTTTTCTTGCAATCTGCGGGGAAGTGTGGTATGGTGGGGAGTGAAAGGAGAGATGAAGATGAAGTCTAAGGCCAAAGTGTGGATCCTTGTTGTGACCGTTGTAGTGGCGGTGGGGGTCGGTATCGGTGTGTGGGTGCACTATGATCGAGTGCATGATCAGGAGACAGCCAGTCTGGTAGATCACGCTGTATCCAGTGCACTGGCTGGTGTTACTACACAGCCCACAGAGACCACTACAGAACCGGCAGCCACAGAGGCGACCGCAACCACAACAACTACAAAGCCCACAACCACTAAGAAGAAAAAGAAGAAGCATACTACCACGCAACCGCAAGTAGTGTATCGCACCGAAAGGAATGGCACAGTAGCCCCAGCCGCAATAAGAGAAACAACCGAATCAACGGTGCCGAAGCGTCCTGCTGACGCGCACTTTGATCCCATACCTTCTGACGATGGATATTACTGGGACACAGCTTCTTCTCGAGACGATCCGTTAGAAGAAATATATGTCGATGAAAGCGGCAGGCATTTCTATTTCAAAAAGGGCGATAAATCCACTCCAAGAATATATATTGACTAATAACTCTAAAGCGGCTGTTCCAGTGCGGAGCAGCCGCTTTGCTGTTTATTGCAATTTTGCTTTCAGCGCGTCCACTTCTGCCTGCAAAGCGTCCAGTTGCTTCTTTTGATCTTGGATCAACTTAAGCATTGCCGGTATCATGATACGATCTTGCCAGCTTTCAGGTCTCCCTTCACTGTCATAGATCACTGCGTTGGGGTAATGCTTGTCCAGATCCTCTGCAATAACGCCGATCTGCGTCCCGCTGACCAATTCGTTGTCCTTGTATTCTGGCTTGTAATTGTACTGGCACACCTGTACATCGTAAAGACCGTTTGGATCCAGCACAGCGTCTTCTACCGGTTTGATATTCTCTTTGTATCGTTTTGATGAGTTTGCGGTTGTAATAACGCCGCTTGTGTTTACAACCAGTGGAATGGTTCCGCTTGAAGATTTAAAACTCAGTCTAATATCGTCTTGTACCGTCAGTTTGCCTCTGATTGTCGTGGCGTTATCAATCCATATACTCTTCCCGACAAGGTATAAAACATTATCGCCACCATTCGCACTAAGCACAAACCCGCCTTTTGATTCAATCGTATCACGGTACGCAGTGCTTCCGCTAAGCGTCCAACTCACTTTAGACAGTACAAATCTGGTTTCAACCGAATCTTTCGATCCCGCTTGTATACACAAGTTGCCATTCTGCTGCATTCTTAAGCAAATATCTCCGCCTTCTAAATATGTTTTGGCTCCGTGCTCATACTGACCGTATCCAATTACAAGGCTGTTACCACCAGATGCAGCATTAATGATTTCATATCCGGCAAGATCATATATTTTTTTGTAGAATTGTACATCGGCATCAAATTTGGTTTTCCCTTCCACCGATAGGGCCCCGCTTACATCTACCGAACCATTGCATACCATATCGCCGCCCATCGTTACATACCATGTACCAGTATATGAACCGTTGCTGTTCTTTTTTTGTGCAGAAAACACCCAAGAGCCTTTGGTAGTTGGCTTTTGAATGTATGCACGATAACTACCCAAATCCGCATACAGTTCTCGGTCGGTGATGTTCCACCCGGCGATCGTGCCTTTATCCGCAAGGATCTCAATACCGGAGAGTCTACCGGCTGAAATGTCCGTAGCATTCAGGTAATACTGGTTGGTTTTTTTGTTGTAGTACACCGCAAAGTCCTTAAAGGGGCCTTGCAGTCCGGTGGTAGAAACAGCCATGCCGTTCTTATTCAGCAGCAGGCAGCGGCCTTTGGTCTTGCCCTCCGCTGCCGGGTACTCTCCGATATAAAGCGCGTCTGACACACCATCGCCGTCCCGGTCGATCAAAGCAGCGTAACCGCCCACTGCGTTCGTGATAGAATCCGTAGCATCCTGAATGCGCTGTGCCAACGGCGCTGTGACCTGCTGCATAGCCTTAGAGATCATGCGGGAAAGAATGCTTCCGGCAGAGCTGCCCTCCTGTTCTGAACGGGCATGGGCGGTCACTTCCATAGTGACGGAGCCATCATAATCATACTCCACACCCATCAAAGGGATATGGTGATCGCCGGTATCGTCCCGGTAAGTGATCACATCGAAACTATCCAACGCCGGATTGGCCGTGAGCAATGTCATACTTCCCGGTCGGTACTGTATGCCCAGGTCAAATACAGTCTCACCCTGGTCGCCATCATCTATGTAGATCATATCAGATACAGCGTTAAATACTTTTTCCGCTTGGGCCTGGGTGGTGATCAGTGGGTTGTCGAAATACAGCACCTCGCTGTTGACCGACAGACTATCTGGTGCAAGAATATTCTTATTCCCATTGTTGCAACTGATCCCCAGGTAGGTTTTGTCCGTCTCTGCCAGTGAAACCTCTGTGACCGTGTCATCTGTCACAGCGTATTCTGCCGTACCATCATATACCTGGGCGAAAGTATCTACTCGCAACTTGCCTTCTCGATCAAAGACGGCAGCACAGCCGCAGAACCCAGCCACATAACCGATGGCATCATTCACATTATAGGCAGTGACCTGCTGCTTGCCGTCCTCGTCTGTTTCCGTACCGCAGAGCAAAGAAACATCTACCGTGCCAAAGCCGGAGACCTTGCTCTCCACGCCGGCAGCCAACTCAAAGTTACCCTGGCGTGCCAGGTCTTTTAAGATTGCCAAAGGGGTCTGCTGACCGCTGATGGCGGCAGAATACGGCATAGAAAGATCATACATGTGGTCGTACATTTCCAAAGTGGTACATTCGCCGGACCGAGTGACCTTTTCCGGATAAAACACGCCCATTGGCACCCACTCCACTGCACCGTTGACCATACAGCCAAAGTACACCACGGTTTTCTGCCCGCGAAGCACGGCACCGGCGGGCACAGCCCACAAAACGCAGTTACACCCACAAGCGTAGGACTTTGCCAGCGCGTAATCGTCATGGCTGATACTGCGGTCAATATTCAGCTCCATAATGTTATTTTGCTCATTTGGGCTTGTAGGATCCGTCTCATCGTTGTAGCCAAAAATGAAATTGCCACATTTAACCTTCACATAGATCCGTTCCCCGTTTTTGATGGCCTGGTTAAAAGCTGTGCTTGTCTTGTACATAAAATACTCCTTTAGCGCTCGATGGCATCTACTTTGTAGTTGATGAAATACCGGCAATCCCTGGCACCGGAATAGGCTGTCCAACTGGGCGTACCAAAGTAGCAGTTGAACGAAAACACCGTATTCCCGGAAGTATCCTCCAGTTTAATAGAATGCCAGGGCTTACTCGCATTGTTGATCACGCCGTTTAGCTTGTCCAATTCCGCCCGGGTCAAGGGCGGAAAGGACAACTGCCTTGTTTTTTTGACCTGAACGATACTGCCGTTCATATAAGCCGACTTGGAGCGGCCCGTGTTAGAGGACCACACCTTTTCGTCTGAACAGGATATGGCATTGAATGATGGGTTTGGCATTTTTGTGCCGTCAATATATAGTGGCATACCGTCCCTCCTTACGCTGCGGCCGTAACCGGGTCACGGCCTTTCTTTTCTGTTTGGTTCACATCGTCCAGCACCACCGTGCTTAAATGCTTACCGCCCACATATACCGGGATTGTTACATTGACCGCCTGCCCGCTGCTACCCAGCATTTGTACCATCATTGCGGCTACCTTGCTGATCCACTGGGTGTTTCGCTCCAAAGGCACAACAGCCTCGGCGCCTTTACCTTCCAGCAGACCGACCTGGCCTTTTTTCAGCACGCCGCCCTTTTCCAGCTCTGGGATAGTGGGTATAGAAAACAACTGGTACTGGCCGTTGGTCACGCTCACGCCCAGGGCGCTAAGCACCTTAGACAGCGTGCTGCCAACGCTAATCAGCAGCTTGTCATTGATCTTGCCAACCATATTGTTGACCAGTTTGATCACACCGTTTAAGGGGCCTTTGAACGCATTGGTAAAGGTGGCTTTCAAATTCTTCAGGCCGTTCTTTAAGCCGGTCACGATCTTACCGCCAAGGCCGGTGACTTTTGATACAACGCCACTTTTCCCGGTAAAGAAATTAACAACGCCGTCCTTAAATCCTTTGAATTTTTGGCTGACCTTTTTCCACAGATCGCCGATACCGTCAAACAGACCTTGGGAAATAAAGCCGCCCTGTTCTTTCATAACCCTTGAAGGTGACTTAATCTTAAAGGCTTCCTGGAAGCCTTTGAGAAACGGCTGGAAGATATGTTCATTGATCCACTTTCCTGCGTCACCAATACCGTCAACAATGCCGTCCCAAATGCCCTGGGCCACATTGCCGCCGGCGTCTTTGATCTTTCCTCCAAAATAGGTCTGCACACTGGAGATGGCGTCCATAATCAGTTTGCCGAGGAATGCGGAAATACCACCCAGGGCGGCGCCCAGCGCCTCAAACAGAGAGCTAGCCATACCCCCAAAGTCAATACCGGCTATAAAATTCTCCAGCGCCGTAGCCAGCCCTCGCCAGTCCAGGTTTTCCAAGAAACCGGAAATGGTCTTGAACACACCACTGATGGCATCCGAAATAGTCTTGGCCACTTGGCCCCACTCAATAGTGCTCACCAAGCCGTTTATGTTGCTTGCAAGCCCGGCACCCAACTGGTCGAACTTAAAGGTGGTTAGGAATGTGTCCAGTGCGCTGAATATCGTATTCACGCCCTGTCCCACGATCTCACCCACACCTGCCCAGTCAAAGTCCTGTACAAAGCCGTTCAGGCTATTGGCAATGCCGCTGACTGCATCATTGACCTTTTTCCGTATGCCGTCCCAGTCCAGGTTCTTGATCTTGTCGATTACTTTATTGCAGGAAGCCGCAACCTGCTCGCCAATGCCCTCAAAGTCGCCGCTTTTCCACAGGTTCTTGATTTTCTCCAAATAAGCGGAGAACTGGTCGGACGCTGCCGGTGTCTTGGCCGCAGAAGAATTGGACGAGCTGCTGTCTTGCTGATCATCACTGACCTTAGTAATTTGGTCAAACCCATACAACTCTTTTTGTGCTTGAGACAGCTTTTTCGTCTCTTTTGTGGTCTTGCCCACAGCGGTGGCTGTGGCATTTACTTGCGAAGCGATCCCCACAGAGGAAAGCAAGCCGCTGATGGCATTGGCAACACTCATGGCGTAGGGCATGAGCTTTTCGAACAGCCCCACAACCACATTGATGGCCGGTGCCAAAGCATTCGCAAAAGCATTTTTCAAGGCTTCTACACGGTTATTCAGAGCCTCGTTCTGACTTAAATAACCGGTGATTACCGAGCGCAGCTCACCGAAAATGTTTTTACACACTTTCAACCCCAGCGATACCACGCCTATGCGGCGGATAGACTTGACCACATTCAGCAGAGACTTACTGGCCGTACCGGAAGAAGCACGCATATTTTTCAGGTGACTATGCACCTTGCCGAAAGCGGCGCCCGCTGCGGACCCGATTTTACCGAATACGGAACCTGTTGCCCTACCGATAGCCCCGAATACAGCACCCGTCTTGCTGCCGACGGTTGCAAACGCGCTTCCGAGACTTTTAACCTTGTTTTTGAACTTGGTCATTTTGCTTTCAACCGGTGGGAAGGCTTCCTCTTGCAGAGCGTTGTCAAGCTTATTGCCCATTTCAGTCAGCGCTTCGCCGTTCTGCTTTATGGTACTGCGTAGAGATTTATACCGCGTGGTCTCGATCGCCAGGCTGCCGTTGGCTTTATTGATTTGAGCCGTGGTCTGCGCCATAGCATTTTTTTGCTGGTTCATTTGTGCGGAAACACTTTGAATTTCTGCTTTGAGTTTATCGAGTGTATCCGTTTTCAAATTATCGGGATTCAGCCCTACATCCCGGAGTTCATCATTGAAAACCTCCAGGTCGTTTTTCATGCGTTGCAATCCGGCCCTGTGCTGTTCAATTTCCTCCAATGTCATATAACGGGTCGATATTCTACTTGTGGTGCGAATCAACCCAGCCAATTCCTCATGCTGTTTGTTGACACCGGCAATTCCATCTTTATAATCGTTCAAAAAAGCCTGCTGCTCTCGATATTTTGAGGTCACCGCCGTTAACTGGCCTGCCAGGGAGGCATATTCTTTGTTCTGCGATTTCAGCTTGCCCTGTAATTGCTCCACCTTGTTGGAGTAATCCATAATCTTGACGCTGCTCGCTGTAGCCGCTTGCACATTGCGCTCTTGTGTCTTTACCAGGCTTTCCACCTGTTTACCCAGCTTGCGGGTATCTTCATAAGCGGAATTCATCGCTTGGGCGGTCGCCGCACGCACTTGGCCGGTCACACCGGACAACTGTTTCAACTCGCCCTGGAGCGTTGTAATGCTCTTTTTATACTCGCTGATGTCTGCCGTAAATCGTGTTACCAATTCCTGATCCACAAAATCACCTCCTTTTCTTGTTTTTCAATCATTAAAACTGATCAAAGTAAGCCATTGCTTTGGCCGCTTGAATATCCAGCACATCATCCCCTGTCCAATAAGGGAAAAGGTCGTACACAGCGCCCACATCCTCCCCGGCAACCGCAGCAGCAATTACCCCGGCTTGGATATAGGCGATTTGTGACAGGTTTTGATACTGCCTTCTTTCCAAATCACGATGGAACAGAATGTAACGCTTTAGTTCTCCATAGGTCATAGAAAGAATGACGGAAAACGACAAGCCATAAGCGTTGGCCTCCAGGATCATATCCTCCGTTGTGCAGTAATTACTCCCGAAAGGAAGTGGACGGCTTGTCCTCACTCTCTGTGGACTTCTCCACGCCGTCAAACGCAGCGTTGACCATCTTTTCAATGCCGGCGGAAAGTTTCTCGGCCTGCATATCGCTCAGTAGACCAGACACATTGGCCAGCTGAAAGAGAATGTTTGAAAAGGCGTCCATACCGCTGACGCCGCTGTCTACCAAAGCGTCATACAGAGCCTCACCGGTCATATCTCCGTTGGGATTATCGTTAAAGTGCAGTGCCTCATCCAGCACGGCCAGCAGCCGCTCCGGGTCACTGGAAGCGCTGAGGATTACATCCAGGGCGTCCTCCTTAAATCTATTTTTCAGTCGCAGCTGGGCAGCCACGGTCAGGCGCAAGTGCACCGTCTCGTTTGCAGTCAACTGCAAATCGTATGTTCTGGTTACTATATGGGGTTCATTCATTGTTATTTCCTCCTAAAAAGTAGGGAGACGGTCACCCGCCTCCCGAATAGTCGATTTACGCGGCGGGGAACTCTCTGCTCCAGTCGCCGTCCAGCTTGTAAGAGACAGTAGCCTCCATCAGGCTGTTTACGCCCGGTCCCTTAATCTTCAGGCTGGGCACACCAGAGTTGTTAAACTTGGTGCCGTCCGGCAGCTTAACCATAATGGGTACGGACACACCGGCGTCCTCCAAAGCTGCCAGCACCCGATAATCCGATGTGGCGTCCTTTGCGTTGTACAGAAAAGTCACCTCAAAGGCGTCTGCTTTCTTGCGAATACCGGTAATGCTGTGTTCCACATCATCGTCATAGCAAGTGGCGTCCAGTTCTTCCCGTTCGCCCTTGGTCAAATCGCCGATTTGGGTGGCGTAGTTCAGGCACTTGGCTGTGGAGCCGGTATAGTTGGGATATACCTCAATGCCTTTGGACGCAAGACCGCGTTCCGGCTTTGTTTCGTTCATATAAAATCCTCCTTAATCTATCAGTCGATTGGTTCTTGTGTCTACCCGGCGACCGTAACGCAACGATTTGCGCAAATAACCACTGGGGTCGTGTAAAAGCGCGTCCGAGGACGCAAATTGCCGGATCAGGCCCAGCGAGGTCAAAGCCTCGTCTACCTTTTCCGTCAATTCCAACAGGTCCGGCAAGGTCATAAACCACAGATCCACCTGATAGGCGATCACATCTACGCACGCCAGTTCCGTGCCTGTATTGGTGATCTCATAAAATGTGATCAGGTTACCTGCCGGTTTGCTCTCCGGAAATGCCATCTTAATGTCATAGGGAATGTCCGACTGTACGGATTTTAAGGTATCCCGGATCACTGCACGGTAGTTTTTCACTTGATCGCCTCCTGTATAGCCGTACCATAATGCTCTGCAATCACCGGCTGCATTTCCTGCATGCCGTTATACATAAATAGCGCCGGCAAGCGGCCTTTCAACCTGCGAAATCCGTAGCCGGGTATATACGCAGTCCAAGGTTCATGCTTGCGCACTATACCCAGCTCACTGTCCAGCGGTGTACCCTTTTCGTCACCCACAGGCCCGGTTCCAAATTCCACATAGGCCGCATACTGCATATTGGTACGGCTGCCTGCGGTCACCCGATCACCGTCACGCTCGCAAAAGGCGGCGATAGACTCCCGCAGCAGTCCGGTGTCCTCCGGGCAGTTGCTGCGCTGACGGCCGGCCATATCCTCTGCGTCCTGCAACATCTGCCGCTCCAAGTTGTCCAGCAGATGATCTGCGGTGCGTTGCAGCGTCTTGGCATAGGCACCCAGCTTTTCGATCTCAATGTTCGTTTCCACCGGGTGCCCTCCTCTCTGTGGCATTCGCTGTCAACAACCGATAATGTAGGAACCGCTGCACGGTCTCCACCTCCAGCCAGCCAATACCCTCTACCTGTACCAGGTCGCCGGGCCGTACGCCCACAGGGTCATACAACACGGCTTGATACCCGGCAGACAGCACCCGCCCCCGCTCCTCAATAGGGGCAGAAGCAGATACCGGCTGCCAGCACAAATACAAAACGGCAGGTGTAGCACTGTATGTGTTCTGCTCAAAGTCGTAAGCACTGTCTCTGATCGTCTGTGCGGAGAAAATCCGTGATTTTACAGTCCACGACTTAGGCGTTTTTGCTTTCACCGGTGCGCACCTCCCTGTATCTGTTGTACGGCTGGAGCAGGTCGGCAATGGCTGTCTCCTGCTCCGCAGGGGTGGTATAGGTCTCGCTCATAGATACGCTTCCCTCCGTATAGGACGCACTCTTTACACCGTAATCCCGATCCTGAATAAAGCCGTTCAAGTGCACAAAAGCCAGTTTGGCCAGTGTGGTTGCCGTTACCACCGGCGGCAGCTCTTGCGTGCCCAAATAGGTCAGGCAATCGTCCTCTGCCATATCCAAAAACAGCTGCAAATCCAGCTCTTCACCGGCGTGTGCGTACCAGGCCTCGCATATCTTGTCGTAACGCCCGGCAGCGGCCCGCAGCAGACGCAGAGCCTTGTTTTTCATCTCATCAGTCAAACATATCACCCCATAAGAAAAGGCGCCTTATTTGGCGCCCTTTTTTGTATCCTCTTTTTCTTGCAGCTGCCAACCGGCATTCAAATAAGCCGGCAGACAACTCCGATCAATGACCACTTGGGTCTTGCCCTGTACAACGGTTACCTTTTCCATTTGTACCTCCCCGGGCTTAGCCCTGCACCTTGACGATCATATTCTTGTCCAGCGTGGTCACGCCGTACAGAATATCAAAGGACACGGTGTCGATCTTGTGGGTGCTGTCGTAGTCAAAGACCACACGCACACCCAGGCCGTCCGCAGAAGCCACATAGGCGTTCTTGTTGCCCATCGGCAGATCCATAGGACGGGTCACCAGTGCCACGCCGTTGCGGTGGAACCCTACGGATGTGGGCGCAGAGATCACAGTGGCGTCCTTTCCAGACAGTGTAGCGTGCAAGGGCTGGTCAATAGCCACCTCGTCCACCGCGCCGCTGGCAGCCGTAGCGTCTGCGGCAAAATGGTACACATAGCCGTCCACAATAAAGCAGTCGCCCTTTTTCACCGTGGCAGTAGCAGCAGTCACAGAGGACAGCGCCACCTTGCTCTCACCGGCAGTACCACTGACCTTATAAGTCTTGGCAGTACCAACGGCATTGTCCAGATAACCGTAGGGATACGGTGCGTTCTGGCTCATGTAGGTGTCCATGGTGTACACCTTACCCAGTTCTGCGTCCCGCAGGGCGTTGCCGTCACCGGCATAGGACACCTTGGACAGGTTGTCGTCCGTAGCATACAGCACCTTGTGCGAGGGGTTCAGCACCAGGCGACGGTTCTGTACCGGCACACCGGCGAAGTCCAGATAGCTGCCCACCTTGGCAATATCCTTAATGGGCTTGGTTGCGCTCTCGCCGGAAGCGGTCACGGTGCGACCGGCCCCCTCTACGGCAGTCGCCAGTACATCTGCGTCCACCGCACTGGCGATCGCAGTCATAGCCGGTTCAATCACCTGGGCGGAGAAGTCACGCAGATCCAGGGACATTTCCTTAGAGGTGATCTGTACGGTCACATCACGCAACCGGTCCATCTTCACGGGCACACCGCCCTCGTTCAGATCCTGGGGATCCACAGCGCCGGTAAAGTTCTTGGCTACAAACTTGCTGGGGCGGCGGGCGGTAACCGTGTCGCCAACCTTCACAAATTCGTTCTCATAGTCCCGGTGCACCAGGTTGGCCATCACCAGGTTGTTTTTCAGTACCATCAGTGCCTCATTGGCAATGACATTGGGGGTTAAAATCGTATTCGGCATTTCTTATTCCTCCTATTAGCCGTTATTTTTTCTCCACGCCTCATAAGCGCGGAAGTCTGTGGGCGGTACATTGTCGCCCGCTGCTTCCTTACCGGCCGGCGGCAAGTCCTTGCCCCGCAGGTTGGCGGTCGTAGCGGCCTGTACTGCCTCTTGAAATGCGGCGTCAAAAATCTCCAGGTTCTTTTGCGAGGCAGTGGCGTCATTCCCGGTCAGGATTGCGGCAAACTGCACAGGCAGCTTACGCTGGAGCAGCTCAGCCGCAACAGCCGTTTCCAACTGCTTCTTGGCAAAGGCCGCCTTTTCCTGTTCAAATGCCTGGCGATCCTTGGCTAGGTTATACCGCTCCCGCTCCTCTTTGTTCATACTGGATAGTTTTTTGGCTTCGTCCGCCTGCTCTTTGGCGCTTTCTTCCCACTTGGCTCTGGCCGTGGCAAGCGCCTTGCTGACCCTGCTGTCAAATTCACTTTGGAATTTTTTGTCTTTCAGCAGTTCGTCAAATGTCGGAGTGGTGTTGCCCCCATCGGAGTTGGCGCCGGTGTCGCCCGCTGCCCCCTCTGCGTTGGTGTCTGCTCCATTTTCGCCGGTATCTTCGGCAAACAGCTGGAGGTTCAGCGGCAGGCGTGCGCACACCCGGCTCTGTTCTCTGCTGTTTTCCATCTCGGCATTGTGTTTTGTCATTGCTGACTCCTTTCCCAAACCGTACGCTGCCGGTTCGTTAAATGATATATTCCCACAGGCATTGCCTGTAAATGGGCATAAAAAGAGCAGGGCTGCATAGCAGCTCTGCTCACTTTGGGTTATTTATTGCTTTTCTTGTTCTTTGAATAGCCTTTCATATTTTTCCAATATCTGTCCATACTCCTGTCTGATTTCTTCTCGCAGAGCTCGCATTTCCGGTGTGTTGCACTCGCCCCTGGATATTCCGGGGTGCGCCGCCAACCATGCTTCAGTAATTGCTTTTCCTCGAATTCTGCTTTTTCGGCCAAGTTTCAACAATTCAGCCTTTCGAGCTTCGTAAAGGTCTACCTTTTCCATCGCATGTACACTCCTCTATTTAAGATACGACAAGCTTCCTCTATTTGAATATGCAACGCGTTTTCAGCAAAATCTGAAAATCCCATACCGCGATCAATCATAATTGAATAGGCGTTATCTTTTGCTTGCGCATTTGCTTCTTCCCACTCTTCCAGCGTCACACCGTCCATCTGTTCCAGGCGGTAGCGGTATTTATGGTCAAAGGCTTCCATCACGCTGGTGCCATCGGCAATCATGCTGGGAACATCCGCCTCATCACTGAATGAAAACTGCGTTTGATCCGCCGGGTGATTATGTATATTGTAACTGCCTTTCATAGAAATGTCAACGCCGGTTAAGTCGATATAATCCGGCTGGTGACTGGTAACGGAATACACTTTGCCGGTGCGGTCAATGACCAGCATGTGCTCCTCGTCGGCGTACTCATACTGTGTAATAAACCGGTTCACATAGGCATTGCGTTCCTGCTCAGACTGCGGATTGATTTGGCCAAGATATACAGCTTCTGCCTGTTCCTCCACGGCCGGTTTATCTACGCCTCTTGCGCCACGAATAACGCCGCCATTTTTCTCCACATACTTCTCATACCACTGGGCGTAGGTCATATCTGCCGGTACGGTCATGGACTTGCCGGTTACCGGATCCCTGGCCCAGCGGGTGCCTGTGCGGTTATTGGTCACCGGCACGGTAATACTGCGGCAGAAAGGGTGCATAGGCGGCAGGTTCTCGCCTGCTTTTGCCTCTTCCACCAAAAAGGTCTTGCCGTCCAGCTGGCGGCAGATGGCGGAGGTGCGCAAATCCAGAGTAGCCATAAACCGATACCGGATAATGCCCGCTGCTTTATAGCCCTCTAAAAAGCCCTGATTGGAGAAGTGATTGACCTCTGTACGGATCAGGCGGCTGGCACAATAGCGTTGCCCGCTGTCGCTGTCTGCACCTATGCAGTCCTCCAGCAACCGCTCCTCCATATCGTGCAGGGTCATACCCGTCATACACCCCACCTCAATCGTGCGCTGCAACCGCTTGCAAAAGGCGGCGTTATTCTTCCACACACGATCGGAATAGTTTTTGCCGCTCCACTTATGGGTAAGTGCGGCCTGTACACGGCGGTCACTGATCAAGCGAAAGTCATATAGACCATTACGCTTTTGGTCGTTAAATATAGTGCGGTAGTATGCTTGTTTGAGTGTATCTGTCAGTCGCGCTTTCGCCAGCCGTTCCTCCCGCACGCCCATGGCTACGGCTTCCGCACGAATAGCGTTCTGTAAAGCCTGCAAACGGCTGATACGGTCCGCATACGCAGGAGCGTCCAGCATAGCGATCAATTCACGCCGTGCCTGTGGTTCCTTAGTCTGTTGTAGCTGTTCCAGCAGACGCTGGCGCTCCTCTGCGGTTTGGCCTGCGCTCAGCAGCTGCAAGGCATAAGCCTGGCTGATCTGACCGTTTTTAACATACCGGCGGAGAATACGCTCAATTTGCTCGTTGAGCTGCTCTATACCCTGGGCATACATACGGTTGACCTCCACCATCGTAGCGGTGGTGCGCGCTTGCAGCAGGTGTTCCAGGTCAACCGTTCGCCTTTTCCAATACTCTGCTGCTTTCATAGGTTAAGCGTCCTTTTCTTTGTTTTGCTGTTCCTGATCTGCCGACTGTTCCTTTTCGTCAGCCTTATCCTCTGTGTTGGCAGTGAAGCTGTCCATATACTGCTGCTGGTTCTCCTGCTTTTGCTGTTTCATATTTTCCACGGCCTCCGCCGGGTCCTTAACGAACCAAAGCAGGGATAACAGGGTTTGATCATCAACCAGTCCGGCGTTCTTCAAGGTGCACACCATCTGCACGATCTGCGCCTCATCAATGGGCAGGGCCACAGTGAACACAATATCCACATCGTCCACGGATACCGGGTCAATCCCGTTGTGGGCCAGCCAGTTGTTATACAGTCTCCAGCGTTTCTTTAAGCCTGCCTCCATAGCACTCATTTTGCTTTTTACCAACAGGTGCAAGGCCAGCAGCTTTAATTTCAGCGCCACGCCGCTGGCGTTGCCTGCAAAGGCCTGGTCTGTCATATCCGGGGTTAAAGTCATTTTATGAATATCCGATACCAGCGTATCGTCCAGCACTTTTAATGCGTTCTCATCAAAGGTCTTTTGCACATATTCCAACCGGGCGTCCTGTGGAATACCATCTACGAAGTGATCCCGTTTAGCGGCTGCCATTGTCTCCGGCGGTAATACAGCTCCGTAGGCAGCCAAAATAGAATTGACGAACTTGCGTTTATCCGTCAGGCGATCGGACAGCAGTTCATTGCGGGCGTCTATCAGGTTGGCCACCTGCTCAAAGTCGCCTTGTCTCTCCTCGTTGTTCTCATAACACACCACCGGCACCTCATCAAAGAAGTGTGGCACCGGTGCACCCACCGGGTTGTACACATAGTTTTCTTTATCCAGCGATGTGCTTTCGTACTGCTGATACTGGGTAGCCGTATAGACTGTTACCGCATAGTACCGGCTGCGGTCTGTGCGCTCCCGCTGCTCAAACCACAGCGCAAACAAGTCTTTGTGCTCCACGGTATCATCTTGCACCAGCACGATCTGATCCGGCGCATACACTGCGGATCGCGGGCGTGGTTGCTCCTCTGTGCTGGCATATAGCAGCTCACAGCTTTCGCCATATATACCCATGGCCTTTCCGTTTCGTTGATCTACGGTAGCGATATTCTGACTATGGTAGGCCGCCATAACGGCGGAAATGTCAATCTTCTTTCCGCACAAATCGCAAAGGCCGTCTTTGTCCTCATCCACAGCGTTGTGGCGGACCAGGGTGCCGTTTTGCCGATCCAGCTTGGCCTCAACCGTAGACACCAGGGAAAGCTGCGCCTGACTGTCTTTCTTGTCCCGGTCGTTGCAATCGTACTTTACCGGCTCACTTAGGAAGTAGCCGCGAATAATATCTACGATATACTTGGCATAGTTGGCCTCTGCCCGCACATCATCCTCTTCATCTCCACGGTGAAGCTGTGGAACACCGATATACCGACCATATAGGGCGCGACACCGTCTTTCATATTTATTTGCTTTACCGATCACATAATCGATCACCGCAGAAGGCAACTCGCCCCGGTCCAGGTTCGGCACATCCCGCCGGTTCATGTAAAGTATCATCCTATGTCCTCCTTGTTACGATCCGCCCCAGCGCCGTGCTTACAAAGTAACGCATAGCGTCCATAGCGTGGTCGTCCTGTTTGACCGGCTCATCCCGGCCTGCCTGAGCCGCTTTGTCATACCAACGGTAGGCGTAAAATTCCGCAATGGTACGGGTGCAATCCTTGCTGAACAGCAGATCCGCCCGCTGCAATAGCGTACATACGGTACGGATCCCATCCAGCACGGCATTATCTGCCTTGAGCACCTTTAGCCCCCGCCTTTGCAATTCAGTTATAAATGAAGCCGCCGAAGGGTCAACCACTACGCAGGTATACGGCGTATCGCCGATAAAGGCCATCATCTCGTCCGCATACTCTGCGTCCGTTCTTTGTTTATGGTTCTCTCGCCCGGAATAGTAATATTCCTTGGTGCACAGCCACTTGCCGTGATATTTGCGCCACATCAGGAACACCGTAGGGTTTAGCGTACCGTAGTCCACACTGATATAGGCAGAACCTTGCAGTTCGTTATCCGGCGGCAGCGGAATACAGTGCCGCCTTTCGTCAAACATATCGTAGATCAGGCCCTCTGCCACTTTCCATTCGCCCAGAATATACCGAGCATAAAAAACGCCCGCGTACATCGTTCTGTACCGGGCTTTGACCTCCTCTGTCAAGGACAAGTTATCGTCCATCGTAAAGTGAAGGTAGAGTATTCGCTTTTCTTGCCGCTTCTCCGGCAGGATCCATTCTTCATAAAACCAGTGGTGTGGGTTATCCGGATTACAGTTAAACCAAAATTTTGCGCCGCTGACAGAACACCGGGCGGTGGCCTGCTGTACAAAGGACTGGGGCATTAAAGCCACCTCGTCAAAGAACACACCGGCCAGGGTCATACCCTGGATCAGATCCTGGCTGCTTTCGTCCTTGCCCCCGAAGATATAAAACGCGTTTTCCGTACCACCCCGCGTCACCACAAGCACATTGTCGCTGCGGCTGTATTTCACCTGATACCCGCGACTTTGCAGCATTGCAGGCAGAAAAGAAAGCACATTCCGGCGAAAGGAGCTGATTGTCTTGCCGCACATGGCAAAGTTCATGCCGCTGTAGGTACTCATAGCCCACAGAATATAGCTAAGCGCCATACTCACCGTCTTACCGGATCGTATAGCGCCGTCTGCAATTATTCCGTTTTTGTCGCTCACAGGTGATGTTTTGCACCACCAGGTGAGCACCTGGAGCTGCTTGGCGGAGAATGGCTGAAAATGAAAGGTGCTTATTCTTCCCATGCCTGTTCACCCGCTTTCTGCTCCAAGGCCTCCAGAAAGCCATCGTCCGTCTGCTCATCTTCATGCCCTCGGGCCAATTCAAAGTGACGCAGAAGCTCTGCCAGGGCTTTCACCCGATCAGATGTATTCGGCGGCTTTGCCGTCTCTGCAAACCCGATGGAGCACAGTGCGTTCAGCACATCCGTTGCGGTAAAATCCAACTTGTCCAGCTTTCGCTTTTCCAGCTCAGCGATAAATTTTTTTACCTTATCATTTCTTAGCAATCGGCTTGCTTGGCTTTCTGCGCTCCCGGGCGCCTTACAATTCGGGTAAGCAGCCTGGTAAGACCGTTTCCCATTATGGTCGAGCACATATTCATAACAGAACAACCTTTGTTTAGGTGTTAAGGTCTCTTTACCCACACTGCTCACCTCCTTTGTAATAATTACGGATTATATGCTGTTATTTTTTCTGTTTGCTATTTGGAAAAAATTCATCCAGTATCTCAAGCGTTAGTACCGTTTTTTCAAGATGGATATTTTTCTTTATCCAAGTAAACAACAAAGCAACTGATGTAACGATAGCGGCCACGATCACTACGACAAGGACGATATAGCTTATCACTCCTTTACAGTCATTGTGAAGTGCAACGATCCAAGAAGTCATAGTCGCAATCAAAGAAAACTCTGCTGCCATAGACGCATTAAAGAATTTGGATGCGGATTTCACATCCGTCTCAGCCATAATGCGTTTGCGCCGGCGTTCTGCCGGAGAAATGTTGGTCAGTTCTGTCTTGATCTCTTCGTACTTCAGGACTTCACGATTTTTCTTCTGCTGCTTGCCTAAAGGTTTTTCAGAGCGTTTACGCATGTATTTGTTTTCCCCCTTTCGCTCACCATAATTATAGCACATCTGAAAATGGGCCTCGTAGTAACCGCATTTAAGAAAGGAAAAGCACAAAAGCAAAAGCCAAAGAGCGCACCGTTTGGAGCGCTCTTTCAATCTGTTTGGCAGTTTATACTATAACACAGACGGCAACCTGCATACTATAACATCAACATGCATTGCATAGTGGTTTTTTCATTTTTCACATTCCAGCATATCCAGGGACTGCGGGTGAATGCGAGAGACCAGGTGATTGTATGTAATATCTTCGTCCACCGCGATCTTCTCAAAAGTGTCACCGTTCAAATACCGCCGACGCAACACACGCCGGTGCAACGGACTGCGTACCTGCTCAATAGCAGCCTCAATTTCTGCCCGCTGCAACAGAGCAAGCCGGACTTGTTGGTCCAGCTTCTCTTTCAGTTCTATAATGCGATCTACCGTCAAGGTAAAATCTGCCCGCTGCCCGCCTCCCGGCGTGGGAGAGAGGGAAGCCGTGATCTTTTGCGCCCGGCTGTTCAGTTCTTCGATCTCCTGTTGTGTAATCTCAACCTCCGCCCAGCACTCCCGATAGCGTTGCAGCCATTCCTTCTTTTCATTGTTCGTCATTTTTCCTCCTACTTTTTATTCCGCTCATTTCTTAAAGTTCGGACCAAAGCCGATCACGCCGAAAAATGCAACAATGACCGCCCCGGCCACAAGAATGATTTGTGCTGCTATACACATCCTGCTCACCTCCCTGTACTCCCGAAGCCGCCGTTGCCGCGTTCGGTGCCTGCCACCTCCAAATTCTTTGCAGTTGACTGCAAAACGGAAATAACGGCGGCGGAGAGTTTGGTGCCGGTGGCCGGATCCTTGGCATTGATCTTGCCGATCAGCTCCTGTACCTTTGCGGCGGTTTGTTGCAGCTCGGTGAAGTACACCCGGCAGGCTGCCACATCCGTGTCTGCACCCGCTGCCTTGGCTTGCCGAACAGCGGCGTCCAACTTGGTGGCACTACTGTCCAA